CGAGTGTGAAGTACTGTGAGCCAGAAGCTGAAGAGAAGTATGGGTCGATATAGACCTTGATACGACCATTCAGAACACCAGCGAAGGTGTTGCCTGTGTCATCAACGTTCAGGTTGTTTGACAGAGCAGGGGTGTAGTCAAGAACACCAGCCATCTGCATAGCTGACGCAATGTCTGATCCGCAGATCATGACGTTACCCTTGCCGCGACGAGTTGCTTTGGCAATCTGGTTGGCTTCACGCTCGATCTGGAACAGAAGACCCTTGAACTTTTCAACCATCCAACGACCGTTCGAGTCAACGTCGAGGTTGAAAGTACCAGCAGAAGTTGTATTCTCCTGAGCACCAGTTGAAGCAGTGTAGTTGATTGTACGAACAACTTCACGGTTGATTTCTGACAGGATTTCGGCTGACAGAATGTTTGACAACTCTGTCTCAGCGTCAAGACCATGAATAGCCTTGAGGTCCTGAGCCAGTTCCATTGTGTACTCAGCTTTCAGAGCACGTGAAACGGCAGTAACAGCAACCTTTTCGATTGAGAAAGCCATTTCCTGGAAGTCATTAGCAGCACCGTCATCGCCGAGTGCTTCTGCGCGAGCAGTGGTCATACCAGTTGAAACGGTATAGCCAGAAGCACCAGCAGTAACACGACCAGTTGGATCGTTGCCGTCCTGAACACGACCAGATGAAGCATTAGCAACAACGAAACGTGAAGCAGTGTTACCAGCAGCAGAAGCTGAGAACGTTGTATTAGCTTCGTTGAAGAGAGCCTCTGTACCACCCTGAGTGCTGTAGCGCGAACGCATAGCAAAGATCAGACCAGTAGGACCAGTCATTGGCTGAACGCCGCAGATATCATAGGCGATCAGGTTTGGCATTGAACGACGAACCAGTGAAATAAGAACTGGATCGTAGATATCAACTGAACCGTCACCAGCTGTTGATGAAGAAGCACCCATCGGTTGGCAGGGGCAGCTTCGCCGAGCAGTGAAGGTGAGCTGTAACCACCAGAACCAACCATCTGCTCACGAGATGACTTCTGCTGGTTTTCAAGCAGCTGTGCAGTTACAGCACGCTTGTGTGGGTCGGTAATGGAAGCCAGGTCAGGGTGTTCCAGTACTGGCTGCCACTTTTTCTGAATTGATTCGTTCAGAGATTCCATTTTTTATTACTCCTTAGTTGTTTTTACTTTTTGATGCCGCGAGAAATCGCAGACATATAAGCAGCCATTTCAACTGGAACCTGCTTTTCGGCGCTCTCATCGTCGCCCACTGGTTCCTCATCGAGAGTCACACTTTCAGACAAAGGTGCTGCAGACGCCTTTGTTGGGAAATAACTCTCACGAAGGGTAGCAACCTTCTTCGTATAAGACTCAATGTCTTCGAAGTCGACTGCTTCAGAAAGTGATTCCAGCTTCGCAATCTGCGTGTCTGTGAGACCTTCTGAAACTTCCTTGAACGCAGCAATGCGCTCAAATTCTTTGATCTTGTTGGTGAGCTCAACGTTCTTTTCGATTTCTTCGTTGATGGTTTCTTCAAGAACAGAAACCTTTGAAGTCATCTCTTCTACAACGTCAACTGCTTCGTCGGGAAGATCAATGTAGTTCTCAATGAATAGATTCTTGAGACCTGACATGAAACTCTCAACGATCTCAGTTTTGAGACCATGCTCGATAGCAACAGCGTTATCAGCCATCCAAGACTCAACAACGTAATCAAGATATGAATCAACACGCTCAACGAGTGACTCACTGATAGTTGAAGTCTCTTCAGCAATAGCTGTTTCGAACTGACCGTTAACAGTGTCCAACTGCTCATTTACTTTTGAAAGAACAGCAGCACCGAATACTTCAGTTGCCTTTGAAATGAACTCGTCGCTTACTTCAGAACCTTCAAAGATTGCTTTGATATCTTCTGATACGTCGAGATCTTCCATTGTGAGATGAGGAACTTTAACTGCCTTTGTCTCAGAAACGGTTTCGCCGTCTTCTGATTCTTCGGTAGCTTCGCCCATCATCTTTGAATAAGCAGCAGATACATCCTGCTTCTTCATGCCTGAAAGAGCATTGACCATAGCATTGATCATGCCAACCTTGGTGTATGGCTTAATGCCAGAACCCTGTGTTGGCGGCGTTTGATCGCCAGCTTGAGCAGCACCCCCAGGAGGAGTGGCTTCTTTGCCTGTTGGATCAGGAACCTCAGCGTTGACGCCGAAGCTCGCTTTCTTTGCTTCTTCAAGATCGTCGAGCTTTTCGACGGGGGTTTCCTGAACTGACA